GCACCGCCTGAGCATAATCCGCCCCGTTAGGGTCAAGCCATACGCCACCCTCGGCACGATACACGGCGGCAACACCACGCACCGCCTGAGCATTGACGACACCAGGAACCATACGCCACGACTCGACGTCACCCGACATGACGAAACGCCATACGCTCGGACTGTCAACGGAATTGAAAAACATGAAAACACCATCGGAATTGACGGCCCATAAACCGTTAACCTTATTAGACATTTCAAACCCTCAAAATTGGTAACGCCGATACCAAACTGCCAATACCCGGCATAAAAATGGATACTCATAACACACACTCCATTCCAGCCCCCTTGTTAAAATGAGAGGGCTTATAAATCGGTTTGTTTTAAGCGAAACCCCAAGAGTGATGCAACACTCTTGGGGTATTTTCGTCAGACGGGAACCCCGCCAAACACGTTCGAATAAACAAAATCCCGGCAGCAAAAGCAACCGGGATTCATAGACGCGGCCTACGCGCCCAACGGCACGGCCTCCTCACGCGCGGTATCAGGTGCGACGTCTATATCGCCGTCACCCCACAACACCGTACCGAGACCAGCACGCGCAGTAGCGAACACCGCAGGATCATTCAACCCAGCGAACGCCGGATAGCTAAAATACTTAGCCATATCCAAGACGCCGCTATAACCATCGCTGAACCTGACTGCCACACGGTGGCCGTCAAGCGGTACCGCGTCAGTCACCAAAACAACACCGTCACACATGAATAAACCTCCTTACCTAAGCGGCTCGATGTGTCCGGGTTGCACATGGGCTTCAACACACTTCCAATTGGATTCGAGATCCTCACGGTGTATTTCAGCCCACGCCAATACCAAACGTTCCTGTTTCTGAGGCAAACCGCCCTTAATCAAATCGCCATCAAACGAGTACTTAGCCCAATGGCCATTATATTCCGCGTGAAAATGCTTCACGGGGCCATGGTCATTGGCGTACATGTAAATGACGATACCGAAAAACCTGCTTATTCCCGGCAACTATGCCACCTCCTTACTTTCGCGCCGATACTATCGGCTGAACATTATCTTCTGCGGATCACTTAGAATCCGCGGAAGATTCAGAATCAGAATCAAGAAGTTTGCGAGGATTCTTGACATGCAACGCGTCACAAATACGAATCGCCTTAGCAAGCGTCATATTCTCGATAGAATTGACACCATTCTCATAGGCTCCGATACGTTGTTGAGTAAGCCCTGCCTTGTCGGCGAGCTGTTGTTGTGTCATGCCGCGTTTCAGTCTGAGTTCCCTCATGCCCATGTCAGTATCCTTCCGTAAGAAAATCCACAGGGTCGCATTGCAACGCCTCAGACAATCGTAACGCCGTCCGCAAATACATTTGCGAAACAGGACGATAACCGGTCTCGAACCATGAGATGTTCGGTCGTGCGACACCACTCATGCCAGCCAACTGCGTCTGCGTCAACCCACGGAACAAGCGGATGTTCTTCAATCCGACGACGCCAGCGGACACGCCGCCTCGCCACACATGCTCATCGGGATACAGGTCCAGCACGTTGCAATGCAGTATCCGCGCCAACGATGCCGCCGTGCCCAGAAACATGTTCCGAGCGTCATCGTCAACCGTCTCATACCGGCTCAGCCTCGGCATGTCATAGCCGGTCAACGCGCTCAACTGCTCCAACGTGATGTTCGAACGTTTCCGCAGCTCACGCAACCCCATGCCACACTCCTTTCCGATCAAAAACACCATATCATCGACGGCTGGTGGACGCCGCCGACATCAATCAATCCAATCCTCATTCCAGTCCAGCATGTCCACTGGAATCATGCAGCCACCGGAACACTGGACGTACAGCCAGGTCGAATAGCCCATGCGAGCCGCCCTCACGCCACGGAACCATTCGCCAAGCCACTCGCACAGGAGCGACGGCAGCGAACGACGACGCCAGAACGACCTGCCGGACGCATAATCGAACCCATCGTATTCGGCGATAGGGGAGAAGAAGCCATGTTTGCTCACTGTTTTTCCTCCTTGGTCCAAGGGATAATCTGATGCAACAGGTACGCCGCTGTCGTCAACTGGTCGTAAGCGGCCAGCACGTAAGCCGAATCGGGAGCGTTCCCGCTCCCAAGATTCGACAGCAATCTGACGGCCTCCAACGACTTGCCGACCACATTCACACACACGTCGGAATCATGGGCGTCCATCACACATGCCCCTCATCGTCGGCCTCCGTGTAGAACACGAAGTCAATGTCGTAATCAGAGGAAGCGTCGTATTGCTCACCGATTTCAATGGGAGTCAGCCCGCCCAATACTTCCGTGGTGAAATTCCAATAGTCATCGGAATGCGCATTGTCGTGCAGAAAGAACACCCACTCGCACCATTCGGGAAACGCGGACCAGAACTTCTGCCAATCCTCATAAGGCACGTAGTCGCCGAAATCATCGATACGGTAGACACCCTCGCAAGGTTCGAAACTCTTCTTGATGAAATGGCTCAAACCGGTGTTCGCCATGACTTCGATGTCATTCACGACATCCTCGCCAATCGGTTCATCCAACGGCATGGCCTTCAACTCGTCAACGGTAATCATCATTCTTTCCTTTCATTCAGCAGCAGAACTCGTCAGTGAGTTCCACCAGTCTTTTCAACGACGTCCGCATGAGACGCGAACGACAGCCGGCACCGGCCAGTTCCAGCCGGTTCACCATCGCCACGCGCACGGCCTCTCCGCTACCGACAGTGCAACGCGTCAGAAACCGGCCATCGGCACGCAGAACCGCATCCCGATACGCCTCCGCATCGGCCTGAGACCTGTGACGGCGCACGCGGATTGCGCCACCCACATATTCGACGGTCCACAACGCGGCCATGTCAGTCAGCCTCCCCAAGACGGTCGAACATCTTGTCATACGCCTTGCGCACAGCCGACAGGCCATTGCGGTACGCGGACATGCGATTCTCAGGAGTCGAAGACACAGCCAGGTCATGCTGCCAGCTAGCCGGAAACGCGATATGCTCCAACGTCCCGTCCACATCCGTCTGACGAACCTCGACATGCTGCGGGAACATGGCGTCGAACACCAGCACGCACAGCTCGAACGCCAGCCGCGTGTCCGCGTCGGCGACATAACGGAAATCATTCTCGGCCAACCGCCGCGCCTCATCGACGTCGAACGGCAGCGTGGCATACAATGCGACGAACCGTCCGACCGTCTCGTCATCCAGACCGCCGTCAGCGAAACAGTTTTGCACGACATCGATGAGATTGTCCCGCAAATCGGGCACCAGACCACACGCGCCGCCACGGATATACGGCACCTCGTCACGGCTGAAATGCCTCTCGAACCACTGCCAGCACACGTAACCCACATGGCCGGTCAGCTCACGCGGCAGCAAGTTGACGTCGATCATCGCGCCACCTCCTCGCCGTTAAGGAAATCAACGAACTTCCGCCGCGCCACACCATCGGCGTCACAGCCCAGCAAATCACTGCTGATGACGTCATAGCCGCAACCGGTAACGAAATAGAAATACCAATCATCGCCACCACGGCTCAGCCAGCACGAACGCACATGCTTGACAAGACCGTCGTAACGGTCGCACTTGAACCATTCCGCTAGACCCTCAGCCAGAAGCGAGTCGAAACGGAACCGTCCGACGCAGATTAAGCTGTTCTCCTCATCTTCCACGCGCTCCACGGCCTCGTCATCCAGCCTGTCGTCAAGCGAATAGCCAGCCTCAAGCGTCGCCAGATTACGCAGCAGCTCATACGAGTCGATACCGTCGAACGTCTCATGCTCAACGATTTCATCCGCGTTGAACCAAGTGATTTCCTTATAAAGGCAATCGTCGAATTTCATGGTATAATCTCCCTTGCAATTAGATTTGATTGATTGATTGCATGGCCGGTCGCAGTCCTACCTGAGACCGGCACTTTCATTTCCCTGTGCCGCCCCACGACAGCACCTTGCCGCCGTCAACCAGCACGTAAGACTCGCCCATGCGATTGCCAACGGACACGGCACGCCACTCGCATATGCGCTCATAGCCGCCAGCCGTACTGCCGTCTTCCATGCCGCACTGGGGGATATCCGACAGCGACGTGTAGCCAGCCAAGTCGGCCTGACCATAGTCAGCCGTCGCATACGTCTCACGCCACCAATTCCATTGCTGTTCAGGCGTCCCATGAGGGTCAGCCACCGGCACGGGATTGCACATCGGCGAACACGCCACGGCGAACGCCGCCACACCTACGGCCAGCAGTCCAGCCAGCTTCACACCCTTACGCATTCCGCTTACCTCCCTTAGCGGTCTCGATATAGCCCGGAAGCTTTTCCACGTCGAAATACATGTCGCTCGACACCGGGTCGGCATCATCCCGCCAAGCTTCGAACACGGCATCACGGTCAGCTCCGCCCAACATGGCGTCAGACACCTCACCATCGAAGTAATCCCGCAGCCACGCGTCCTCACGCCGCTCGTAATCGGATTCATCCAGCACAGGGTAGTAGCGCCCGTCCTTGATAATCATGTCTATCGCATATTGGACGACGGCCTGATCCGACAGTCCGCCATACCCGTCCGTCAACTCAATCGCATAGCCGACACCGCAGAACGCGCGCGGCACATAACCGTAATCGGACAGCCACCGCACGGCAGTCTCGATATTGCTTTCATCTAGCGCGTTATCGAAGTACAGCAGCCGCGAAGCCCGATACGTGTAATCGTTGAACACCGTGTCGGCCACGCGGATACCCCGCACCCATTCCAGAATGTCCGGCAGCACGTCATCGAACGACGGCAGACCAGCGTAGTCGATACCGTCCCATGCGTCACGCAGTTCCTCGTACAAGTCGGCGTCCTCGGCCGTATCCTTGCGAATCTCATGCACATACATTTCTTTTTCCTCACTTTCAGATTGATTGATTTTCAGCGAGACAACGTCAGAGACAGGTCTGTATACCACAGTTCCAAGTCGAGAGCCTTAAGCGCCCTGCACGCGGCCACATAGTCGCCCGAATCCATGCATTCGACAAACTGCTGCGCATAGGCGCACGTCTCAACGTCATCGGAAGATATGAATTCCAGCAAGTCGTCAACGCTGGGCCATGCGCCCTCGGAATCATCGATAGTGCATTCCTCATGGCTGTACAGGTGCCACACCATACCGTCGAGATTCCAGCAATCCGCCCCTTTGCCGTCCAGTATGTCGCCTAACGTCTCAGGCCAATCCATAAACTCGTAATCGGCAATGACGCTCAGGCTTAGATTGTGCGCGTCATACAAGTCAGCCAACCGTCCCCAGTCGGCTTCGGCGGAACCGTGGTTGTACACGTCCCATATGCCCTTAATCTCGTCGGCCATATCCTTGTACCCGGACGGCGGCACCGGACTATCATTCCCACGCATGTACGCAAGGAACTCAGGCGACGGCGCTGTGATAACGTCAAGGCTGCAACCGTCCAGACCGTCCGGGAACTCGGCACCATTGCATGAATACAACTCCAACGTGCTGCCGGACTGTTCGGACTCGTGCAAACCATGACGCCCCGCCATGACGTCGTAAAAATCATCAACGGAATTAAACCCAGACATGATTACCCACTTTCATAGAGATAGAGAATGCTGATCAGCCGCCATACGACGGCACAGTGCGCGGGTGAGGAATCGCACCCCACAAAACCCCGCTAGGCCGCGCCATAGCCCACAGAGGGCTACAAGTCAGATGAGTTTCAGGAACGAACGCGGCACCACGCGCTCGAAATGGTAAAAATCGTAAGCATCGCCACTATGCGACGTCATGGTGAACCCGTTCGCCGTGAAAATGTCGATAATCGTTCCCATGCCGCACGCGTTCGCGTTCATCTCCCAGCCGTAATCGCAACGCTTCAGCCCATATAGCGGCCTATCGGAACCGTTGTATGGAATCGACGCATACGTGTGCTTGAATCCACGCCACATGAGAAACGTCTGCCACAACGGCAACTCACGCATGGCTTCATCCACCGCCGCAGAGAGTTTGTCATACCCACAGCCGGACGCATGGCCGGAACCACGGTCACGCCTGACAGTAACGCCATCCTCGGCCAGTAGTGCGCCAACGGTAGCGGTAGGGCACATTCCCCACATCGCACTGCGCCGCCATTCCACGCTGATGTTCACAGATAGTTCGATCTTCCCAGTCATAATAAACACCTCACTTGTATTGTTGACTACACTTAGTTCGCGTCATGTAGGATTCAAGCCGTGCGACGCATGACTCATCGCCCGGAACCCGATGCATGTCAAGCCACTGCTCAGCCGTGACCACGGCGTAACGCTCGCCCAGCTCGCCGTTGCGCTTGACATTGCGGCTGACCACATACACCACGCCGTCAACCCACCTTATGGCGTCGGCATTCCACGCGACATCACACGGCTCAATGCCATGAGCGTGCTGGAAATTCCACGCGCGATTACGCCGCGCAATCTGCGTAGAACGCATATCCTTGCACCATTGCACGAGATTGTCATAATCAGACATAGCTCCCCCTTTATTTAATCTTATTGTATTGTTGGCTACATAAGTCAAACGAGATTGACATAATCACACATGACCGTATTCCAACCGGCATCCCCAAAAGCGCACGTGCCAACCTTAGCCATAAGGGCCTTAGTCATAGGGCATGGCGGCAGCGAACCGGAAACAGTGGTATCCCACAATGGCACACACACCACCTTGTAGACATATCCGGTATTCGTCTCACAGTAGACGGAGACACGACGGCAACTGGCGCGAACGCGCGTAATCCGAACATCAGGCGCGAAGTCGCTTGCAAGATCGACATACGTGGACCGCATTGCCGCAACGCGAAACGCCGCAATAAGCGCATGACGTACCACAGATTCCGCCGCCGAGGTGCCTACAAATTCAAGCTCCGGCATTTCACGCACCCAAAGGCGTGATACGTAAAGCGGTAGGGACTCACGCGCCGTAGTGAGACAGTCGCGAACGATTTTTACAGCCATTTCTTCGTTGGCATCCATAATAAACCCCCTTAAGGTCTAGTGTTGATTGGTTAATTGCGTGCCACTAGAGGGTATCGCACCCCCCTCATGGTCTAAACAGTGGCGAGAGGGGCGCAACCCTTGCGGATTACGCCCGTGAAGATTTGTTTTTTTGGCTAACGCCACCCGCAAAGTGGTGCAGGGGCGCATACGCACCCCCTATAGACTTTTAATGTCCGCATAACCCCCAAACGTAAGACGTTTGTGGTCAACCGCCCATAAAGCAGTTGACGGGCGCTATAGTATGTCTACCCTCGCAACCCGTTATGCCGTGGTTTACAGTCAATGCCGCCAACCACGCTCACGCATGGCGAAACATTGACATTGCCACCTATCTATCGGCCTATCCTCATTGGCGGTAGTCTCTCACACTACGCCAAACGTCGGCGGTACCCCCTTACGAGTTCTCGCGCTCAACATTGTCAATCGAGTTTACGTACACTGCCTAGGCAAAATTAGCACTGCTAACCACGCTCACATAGTGAGCATTATGCACACACCCCGAAAAACGCCGCCACCTAACCCCCAACAATAGGGGGTGAAGCTCAAACTACCGGCCTTCGGTAACACTATTCATTTTTCAAACACTCGCAACGCTCACAGACTGGACACTGCGCCTCAGCACAGTGACCAACGTTCCACACATGGCAGTTTTCCGGCGCATACACTCGATACGCCCCCCTAACCATCTCAGGCTAGGCTATGCGGCGCCTAGGCACCTAACCGCCACGGCTTCATCTGCCGGTTGCTACAGCCGGTTGCAAGTGGCGCGGTCTAGAGTGTCACACCGAACTCGCTAGGCTGACTGCCTAACCGGTTGTTGGTTATCACTATACACACCAATAATGGTGTAAGCAAATTAAGAAAACAGACTACAGCGAAACGTTGAAACAGTGCCATTCTATCGGCGTGTTGCAACATGGGTAGGGGGTAAATGAAACGAAAAAAGAGTTTGAGTAGCACAAGGAAAAATAAAGTCAAGCAAGATACTGAAATACGGACAAAAAATATTGAGCAAGATAGATATAAATAATAAGGAATACGACACAATGACGCGCATACGTACAACTGTACGAACGAACATTTGTACCATCGAACGAACGTTCTAACCGGGGCTGGGGGAGGGTCCTCCGGGTGTGCCTGTCAAGGCCGTCGGGTCAATGGTAGAAATAGTGCGCGCCGTCTGAAAAAGTCCGCGCATGAAACGTGACATGACAACGACGATGTTGGGTTCACATTGAAATTGTCTTCAGCATACCACGCGACACGCCGTATTCTATGCCGTTTCCATTGCAACGTTGATGCAACGTTGGGGGTGAGTATGCTGTCGCATGTCGGAATGAATTTTGGAGGACGCATGGCGTCATTGTGGGTGTCATTCCGGCAAGCGGTTCGGTGGTGCTCCTTGTCTCTTGGTTAAGGATTCCGACCGTTGGGACGTTTGTGTTCATAAGGAGCACCGCTAGGGGCAGTTGGCTGAGTCTGGTTTAAGGCAGTCGTCTCGAAAGCGACCGACTCTAACGGGTCCGGGAGTTCGAATCTCTCACTGTCCGCAGATGGCATCTTCCTAGGTAAGGTGCGATTCGGTTTCAAGTCCAATGCGGGAGGCTTGTTGGTACCGCCGTTTGATCTCGCACATGGTTCCTATCGCTCTTGTGGGAGTGTTAGTCGCGCATGGGTTTCTGGCTCTCTTGCCTATGCGTGGTGAGATGCCGGTTCGAATCCGGCTGGGGACCCTTTGAGGGTGGATGAATCCCGGAATATAGTGTGTTGCGTTTGGATTGTCCGTGAGATTTTGTTCATCCTCGTTTCTTGTGCCGGTCCCATCCGGTGTCGCCTATATGGCTGCGCCATTTGTTTTTTGGGGCTGACTTGCAATCCTGTTGGCACAGCCTTTTGGTTGTCGGGTTCGATTCCCGGGGTTTGCTCTTTTGCCTCGTTGTGCATAGCGGCGATTGCAGCGGTCTGTAAAACCGTGACTTTGATACGTCGGTGGTTCGAGTCCACCACGGGGCACTAGGTCTCATGGGGGTAGCTGCCTGTGTGACCGATGGTATTGCTCGAATATCCCCGCTGGAACATGTGGGGGATAAGAGGCTCCCTGCCTTAATCAGGTGGTTGATGACCGAAGGGGAGGCACGGCCAAACGGGTGCATATATACATACACGTTCCTTGCCGTTGGTGGTAAAAGCCAGTCCACCATTCCGCTGTCATGCCAACTTGGACAATAACTAAGTTGGGTTTGGAATGTTGGCAGAGTGGTTTAATGCAACTGTCCCGAAAGCAGTCGCACTGTGAAGTGCCGGAGGTTCGAATCCTTCACATTCCGCGTTGGGGAAGTAGTACTACCCCCGAAGGCAAGCGCCTACCGCTGGCGTTGGCTTGTCTGGAGATGAAAGCGGCGGACGCTTCCGTTAACGGCGACTCGGTGGATGGTTACGCTTCATGGGTGTGACCATCCACATATGGCATTGGTGCAACCGGTAGCATTGCGGTCTCCAAAACCGTCGATGTTGGTTCGAGTCCAACATGCTGTGCTCAGCCTACCCACAGGTTGTGGGAAAGGTCTTCGGAGTCGTCTTGTGGCGGCTCTAGTTTTAGCTGACCCGCCTAGTCTGCGGGAACAGTCTCCTGAGTCGCCGTGGCGGCTCTTGCTTTTGGATGCTTGGCAGAGTGGCTTATTGCACCACCTCGCTAAGGTGGCGACCGGGAACGGTCCGGGGGTTCGACTCCCTCAGCATCCGCGCGCCGTGGCTGGCGGTAAAAAGCCATTGTGATGATGCCATTGGTTCCTTATGGCTCTCTGGGGGTTGAACGAGCGTCCCATGCTCCTGTTGTGGGTGGAGTGTGGGACGCTTGTTCTTTTGCTTTGGTGGCGGAATGGTAGACGCGGCGCACTCAAAATGCGCTACCTGTAGGGTGTGAGGGTTCGAATCCCTCCCGGAGCACTTGGGTTGGTTGATCTGAGAACTTTTCCTGCTGGGATGTTTCCCATTTGGCGTGTTTTCCTGCTCAGCACCGGCCAACCCTGTTTTTGTGGAGGCATTGTGGCGTGGTCTAGTTCCCATCGTGATGAACGGTTCAATCCTGATTGGCCGCGTGTCCGTGCGATGATTCTTGAACGGGATGGGCATAGGTGCCAGTGGCCGGTCAAGGATGATTACGGGAATGTTCGCCTGTGCGGACGGTATGGGAATGAGGTTGACCATAAGGTTCGTAATCCCGTCCATGATGATGATCGTCCTGAGAATTTGTGGGTGTTGTGTCGTTGGCATCATCAGCGGAAGACCGAGGGTGAGTCTGCTGAGGTTCGTCGTGCAAAGGGTAGGAGTCGGAGGGAGAAGCGTTGGTATTCTCACCCGGCTTTCAAGTGAATGAGTTCATGTGCGCGGTTGCCGGTTGCGCTAATCCGGTGTGCGCGAAGGGATTGTGTCGTTCGCATTACGACCGTGACCGTTATTCGGGGTCTCCGCTGAAGCCGTTGCGCCAGCGCATGTGTCCCCAATGCCATACGTGGTTTGATCCGAAGCGTTCCGACCAGTTGTTTTGTTCTGGGCGTTGCCGTGTGGCGTATAAGCGTGCTCGTGATGATGATAAGTCGTTGCCGGTGAAGCCTGAAACGACTATGTATGTGCGTCCGGTTGACGTGTCCGAGCTTGAGTCCGAGCTTGTTGTTGAGTCTTTTACTGATTCTCAGGTGGTTGAGAAGTGTGGCGGCTTGTGCGCGAAATGCCATGAGCCGGTTGATGTTGGTTCGAGTGGTGCCGATGGTGCCGCTTTCGTGTGGAAGGTTCCGTTGGAGAAGTCGCATAGTGCGACTTTGGCGAATCGTCTGCTGGTTCACAAGCGTTGCGAGGGTGGAACGTCCTAGCTTCGCGTATTGCCTGAAACGGGCGGATTGTGAGGCTGGCTGTGGCTGGTAATGGTCGTGGTGCGCAGAAGTCGAAGAATCCGATTCTTCGTGCGCCTGATAGTCCGATGGGTTTGGAGTTTCCTGCTGTTCGTCCTGATGGGCAGGAGTGGCTTGAACGGACGAAGAAGTGGTATGAGTCGCTTCGTGTCAGTCCGTTGGCTCAGCGTATGGGTGTTGAGGCCGACTGGTACGCGGTTCAGGATTTGGCGTTGTTGAAGGATGATTTCTGGCGTCCGAAGACTAAGGGCCGTTGGATGTTGGCTTCCGAGATTCGTCAGCGTGAGGCCACGTTGGGCATTACGCCCGAGGCTCGTGTGAGGTTGAAGTTCGATGCTCCGCAGCCTGACGATATGAAGGCTTCCGCGTATGAGGGCGATACCGAGGGCGCTCGTAACGTTCAACGGAACAGGCAGCGTGCTTCCGCATTGGGTTTGCGTGTCATTGACGGTGGTGCCTGATGCATACGCGCATTCCCGAATTGCATGGCGAGGATTTGACTCGTTCGATGGGAATGTTCGCGGTTTGGTGGATTGAGACTTTCTTCCGTGTTGGTCGTGGTGGCGGTGTTGGCTTGCCCGAGACGTTCGACATGGACGAGTACGTGTTCATGCTGCACGCCTATGCGTTGACCGAGTGGGGTACCCGCCGGTTCAATCGTGTGTTTTATTCGCGTGCGAAGGGTAAGAACAAGTCCGGTAAGGCCGCTGGCATTTGCGCGTTCGAGGGTTTGGCTCCTTGCAGGTTCGATCATTGGGCGGAAGAGGGGGAGACTTACGAGTTTCTGGGCGAGGTCTACCCGTATGCGAAGGGTGAGCCTGTCGGCCGTATGGTGCAGATGCCGCAGATTCTCTGCTTGGCTACCGCCGAAGGTCAGACTGGTAACATCTTCGATTCGATTTACTACAACTGCGATCAAGGCCCTTTGAGCCAGTTGAAGGGTGTCGGCCTTGATGTTGGCCGTACTCGTATCGGATTGCCGGAGGGTGGGGAGATTGTTCCCACCACGAGTGGTGCCGCGTCCAAGGATGGCGGTTTGGAAACGTTCGCCGCCTGTGATGAAACCCACTTGTACAACACGAACAAGCTTCGCAACATGTACAAGACCGTTCAACGTAACCTCGGCAAACGTAAAGGTGATGCAGACCCGTGGATTCTTGAAACGTCCACCATGTACAAGCCAGGCGAAGAGTCCATCGCTGAAACATCGTACAAGTATGCGTGGGATACCGCTTCGGGCAAAATCAAGCATCGTAGCGGCATCTACTTCGACCATGTGTATGCGAATATCGACTTGGATGATTTCGCTGACGAGAAGAAGGTTCTCCGCGCCTTGCAGGTCGCGTATGGTGCGAGTGCGAAGAGTTCGGACGGTAAGGATCATCTGATATTGCCCGATGGTCGTATGACCGTGTTGAATGCTGATGGTGTTGACCCCGAAGGTCACACGTATTGGGATGGTGAGCTTGGCCCGTCGAAGGATGGGTGGATTGACCTGAATGGTCAGATGGACCAGATTTACCAGCCTGACTCCGATCCTGCTGATTCGATGCGCTATTTTTTCAACACTTTGTCGAGTGTGCATGACGCTTGGCTTACCGAGTCGGATATTCAGTCCCACATGCTGTATCGGGATGAAATGCATACGGCGTTCAATTCGATTCGTTTGGATGGCGCGTGGCAACGGTTCGTGACGAAACGTGAGCCTATAACGCTTGGCTTCGATGGTTCCGTGTCGGATGATTCGACGGCTCTTGTTGGATGCCGCGTGTCCGATGGCATGTTGTTCCTGATAAAGCTTGAATCCGCGCCCGATGGTCCCGAGAAGGCCACTTGGCGTGTGAACCGTGATGCGTTCGACGGCATGGTTCGTTGGATGATGGACAATTACAACGTTGTCGGATTCTTCGCTGATGTCGCCTATTTCGAGCAGATGATTGGCGGCTGGGAGAAGGATTATGGGAAGAAGTTGAAGGTCGGGCCGCGTAAGGGTGGCGACAAGATCAAGTTCTGGACTAACAACTGGTATAAGGACATGCAGGTTGCGTTGGATAACGCTCATACCGCGTTCCGGTACCCGTATACGGAGCCTGAACGTAAGTCGAAGCCCATCAAGGATGATATAGCGTTGCTTGCCGATCCGCGATTGGTGAATCATTTCCGTAATGCGCGTAGGCGGGAGACTCGTACTGGTTATGCGATTTATAAGGAGTCTCCTAATTCGCCGGACAAGATTGATGCGTGCATGGCTGGCCTGTTGGCTTATACGGCGCGTGGAAAGTATTTGGAATTGGCTGACGAGAAGCGGCGTTACGCGCCGTCGAGAATCTACTGATGGAAGAGGTGCCCTGTGGCAGAGTTGCAGCTAATCATTGATGGGGCATCCATTGATGATGATGATGCTTACGTGATTACGTCGTTGGCGCAGGAGTGGGGTTCCCGTCTCTTGGATATTGCCGAGTTGAAGTTGTTCAAGGATGGCAAGGAGATGGTGGACAAGAGCAGTGTTCCGCAGGGTGTTGACCCGAACGCGGCTCCCGTTTACAAACTGATGCGCCAGTTGGGTGTCGTGAATCTCGCACGTCGTATCAGCGAGAGTGTGACCGACCGGCAGCAACCTAATGGTTTCCGTAAGGTTGAGGATTCCTCGTTGAAGGATACCGATGCCGACCAGATGGCCAAGCAGTGTGGCCTGTCGTTCATTCTCCGCCGTCATCTACTACCTGACAAGGGCGATTACGGGTGTTCGTTCGCTCTCGTTGGAGAAGGGCAGGGAAACCGTTATATCAAGGCGTTGAGTCCTTGGGAAGCGTGGATGTCCAACAATGACGATGCGGCGATCATGTATTCGCATGATGACAAGCATGGTGTCGAGACTCTTACCTTGTTCCGTATCGAACGTGACGATGACGGGTTCTCCAAGCGTGTGTATTCGCGTGTGGCGTACAGAGAATCCGAACGTACTGTAGTCAATCCTTCCGATGATGGGGACCTTGCCGTTTTCATCAATCAAGGCAAGGCGTGGAGTCCTGGCACGAACTGGAAGTGGGATGATAGTAAGGGCGACGAATACGATTACGCTCTGGACTGTGACTCATTGCCTATAGTCCGGCTGAGCACGGTTGACGGTCAAGGCTTATTCGAGCCGTATCTTCCGATGTTGAAGCGTATCGACCGTGAGGTGTTCGACCGCCTGTGCATCACGATGATGCAGGCGTTCCGTCAGCGTGCGATCAAGGGTACTGTTCCGACCACGTATACCGAGGAGGATCAGGAAGTCATCGACGGTGAGAAACAGGCCGGTGATCCGATTGATTTGGCGTCCACGTTCGCGGTTGGCCCGGCTGCGTTGTGGAAACTTCCTGATGGTGTTGATATTTGGGAGTCGCAGACCACCGATACCGGTGGTTTGCAGAACATCATCGTTTCCGACGTGAAGCAGCTTGCCGCAGTGTCCGGCATTCCGTTGGACATTCTTTCGCCTGACGTGCAGGGTTCCGCGAATGGTGCGGAGTTGAAGCGTGAGACGTTGAAGTTCAAGGTTCAGACCATGAACGATCTTGACGCTGAGCCTATTGTCCGTATGATTCGTATGGCTTTGGCGTTGGATGGGTCTAAGGCTTCGCAGAGCGAGTTCGAGATGGTGTGGAAGCCGATGGATACGACCAGTTCGCTTGAGCAGGCTCAGGCTTGCCAACTGTTGTATCAGAGCGGCCTGTTGGCTCGTAGGACGATTCTCACGCACAAGATGGGTTATACGGCTCAGGATGTTGCCGAGGATGATATGAACCGTCTTGCCGACCAGTTCAATGTTTCCGGCCAGTCGGATAAGGGTACTGCGAAGCTTGTTGCCGCAGTGGAACCTGCTACGGGTTGGGATGATGAAACCCAGTCCGCTGTGGATGGCTTGCCTAATGTTGATGTCGAGCTTGTCGATGAAGGCGAGATTGAGTCCTGATGTCTGGGAAAACGCTTGAATCGTTGTCCGACACGCTTGAACAGGCTCGTGCCGCTTTGGTGAACCAGTATGTGAGTCAGGCGCGCAGGATGTGGGATATGTTGACTCCCGCTGACTGGTGGAATGATGGCATGACGTTTGCCGTCGCGGCTCGCATGGCGTTGTTGGAGATGGCGTTGATTCAGCAGGTGCGCCTGTTGGGTGTTTCCTATGCGGATGAAACGTTGAGGATTGTCGGCGTCAATCCGAAGGGTGATGTGCCGAATCTCGTGTTTCCGCGTGACAATACCGACCCGTGGCTTGTGGCCCAGCGTCCGGCTGACTCGTATCGTTCCGCCGCTGTCAAGTCTCCTGCGATTCGCCCGCAGTCTTGGCCTGATAAGACCGATGAATTGTTCAGTGAGGTTGACAAGTGGCTTGAACAGGCGTTCAACCGGTTGCAGACCACTGTTGACGAGGACGTGTCCAGAGCGCAGACGAGCGCCACGCTTGACAAGTATCGGCGTAGCAAGGTTTTGGAATACCGCAGGGTGTTGCATCCTGAACTATCCAAGACCGGCTCGTGCGGCTTGTGCGTCGTGGCTGCTGACCGCTGGTATTCGACTGCCGACCTACTGCCGTTGCACGCTAACTGCCATTGCGGTGTCGCACCGGCTGGCAGCGACTATGACCCCGGATTCCAGTTGAATCAGAAGGATTTGAAACGACTGTACGACGAGGCCGGTGGCACTACCGCGTCCGCGTTGAAGCAGGTGAAAGTCAAGACGATCACTCATGGAGAGCTTGGCCCCGTGCTTCTCGCTGAGGATGCTGAGGATACGCCTGATCCGGTTCCGTCGAAGGATTCGGACGCTTGGCATACGCCTGACCGTCAGTCCACGTTGACTCAATGCCGTCGCATGGAGAATCGGGCAATCGAGTTCAACCGGCGCTACAAGGAAGTGCAGAAGGCCGGTAAGCCGGTGACTTTCCGCTATGAGGGGAGAACGTTCACGTTCAAACCTTCCAAGAATTTGAAACAGGCTATGGCATGGCAGAAGACCATGCTCAACCAGATGCGGTCGATGCTTGGCGAGGCCGCGTAACACTATTGAAAGGATTCAAGCCTAATGGCTGATGAAAATACCAATACCGCTGAAACGGCGGCATCTACGAATGCGCCTGAAACGGGCGTGAACGCGCAGCCGAAGGACACTGCCACTTCTCCTGTAGCCGCCAATACGGCGTCTCAAAAGAATGGTGCGGATGACCTTTCCGAGAAGTTGGGCATGTGGAAGCATCAGGCCCGTGAGAACGAGCAGAAGATGTATGAGAATCGTGATCGCGCCAATGCCGCCGAAGCAAAGCTTGCCGACACGGAAGGCCGTCTCGCTGACGCTGAGGTTCGTATCGCCAGGCTGACCGCGCAGAAGCACCATCCTGAGATTACGGACGAGGCTTTCGATGCCTTGTGCAAGGAAACCGACCCTGACGAGATCATCAAATGGGCCGATTCGTATGTTCAGTTCATGCCGAGCAAACCTGAAACGGGTGGGCATGATTCCGCCGATGATTCCTCGCGTAACACGGGGAAACAGGCTATGAAAACCGCTTTGTCCAATTCCGCGCCGCATGTTCACGCTCCCGCTCAGGGTGACGCGAAGAGTGGCTACGAGTTTGGGCTTAAGCATTCGTTGATTAATTCCAAGAAGGAGTAAACCTATGGTAAACGCTATGGTTCATCCTGAGAACTTTACCGCGCCCCAAGATAAGCAGAAGTGGCTGCTGAACCGTATTACTGACGGTGTTAAGAAGGTCACTCTTGACTTGTCCACGTTCGTTGGCGGTGCAAACGAGTCCAAGTATTTCGCGTCCATCGACGATGAGAACACTGTCGCATACCTGTATTCCGGCATTCCGCTGGCTCGTATCAATAACACTAATAATTTTGGGCCGTATGATCCGACTGCAAAAGATGGCCGTCAGAATAAGGTTGCCGGTTTCCTTGAGTCTCAGGTCAAGGTCGAGTTCACCCGCAAGGGTTTGAAGGAACAGTATGTTGATTCCGGCTTGCGTTACATGGCCGTGATCGACAAGGGTGAACTGCCGGTGGCTATCAACGGCGCGAAGGTTGATGGGCTGATTCTGTCCTATGACGTCAGTGCCGGTTCCGATGTCGAACTGCTGTCCACTGTGACCGCATCCGGTTCCTATACTCTCCCCGCCGCATCCGCCAGTGCTCTTGGCGGCGTGAAGAAAATCGCCACTCCGTCCGAGGACACTGTGTCCGCTTTGAAGAGCGCTTTGAAGAGCGCCGGTATTTTCGGCTGACGGCCGTTTTAAACAATTATTTTCCAACCCGCCCATTGTGGCGGGTTTTCTTATATAGGAAGGCTTTTCTATGGCTCTGGTAAACAAGGATTTCATTACCCCTGCCGAAGCGTCCGGCATCGTGCTTGGCGCTTATCAGGGTGCCACTTCCGCTTTGCCGTTCGGTCAGATTCTGGCTGACATGAACAATCCGACTGGTGTCAACGTCAGCTGGGTTCCGAACCAGCCGCGTTTTGAGGTGGACACTATTGAGTACTCCGCATATGATGCCGAGGCGCCGTACGATGAGACTCACGCTGGCGGTAAGAAGATGTATACGGAGATGCTGCCGTTGCGTAAGCGTCACCGTGTGTCCGAAGAGGATATCGTAAAGGGTGTCGCTTCTTCGAGCTTCACCATCGACCCGGAAGTGAATGGTGTGGTTGCCACTCCTACCGCCGCTGATAATCTGCGTGAGGCGTTCGTGCGTCTTGGCAAGGAATTGGCGTTTACTTTGGAGATGTACCGTGTCGAAGCTACCGTTGACGCGAAGATTTCCCCGAAGTCTGGTTCCGCTTTCGATAATGAGTGGGATTACGCGCGTGATTCGTCTTTGACCATCAACAAGTCCACTGGTCAGACTTGGGCTGATGGCGGCGATCCGGTCCAGGACTTGCGTGACTGGGCCGACAAGATTGATGCCGTCGAAGGTGACGCTCCGAGCATCATGCTCACCACCAAGAAGGTGTGGCGTGCGTTGGCTAAGAACGCCGCGATGATTAAGTACTATTATCCGACCACCGCTAAGGCTTCACTGCCGAACCTGTTGAAAGATGACGAACTCAAGTATGTGCTCGTGCAGATGACCGACATTCGAGACGTAATCATCGTTGACGACATGTACAAGGATTACGCGCGTCAGATGAAGATTGAACTGCCGGGCAAGGTCAAGTCGTTCTTCCCTGAGAACACCGTGCTGTTGATTCCGGCGTTGGGTGACACGTCCATGGGCTACACCGCTTTTGGTCCGACCGCTCAAGCCAAGGAGAAGGCCGTGTATGGCATTACTCGTGAATATGATGCCGGTCCGGTCGGTGTCGTGCTGGATTCCACCGGCACCAATCCGGGCTATGAGGCGCTTGTGAACGCTTCCGCCCTGCCTGTGCTGGTCAAGTCCAACAGCACTTTGAAGGCAACTGTTCTGACCGCATGATCTAGGAGGCGCGTATGAGCACGTCAATCATCGACAACATCGACTGGTTGAAGTATATGCGCGTCTACGGTTCCGCCGACGCGGATTCATTTGAAGAGCATTTCGACACTGATTGGATTTCCGCTCAATGCCGAAAGGCCGCTCTCATCTGTTTGAGCGAATGCCCGATTGTCCGGACACGCTTGAAGAAGGGGCGCCTCTCTGAAAGTGATTTCGCGTCGGTCGTATGCGAAATGGTGTTGCGCGTAGTACGTTTCAACCGGTTCAAAACCGAAGCGAACGGTTCTTACTCGTACACGGAGCATGATCCGCAGCAGAATCAGCCTGGCTATGATCCAAGTCCCCGGCTGTTCTTGTCGAAAGCTGAGAAATCGATTCTGAATGGTTTCGCTGAATCCGCTGGCACGATGTCACACATCAGTCTTGGTTTCGACCCCGGTTATGGAGGTTGATGATGGCGTTTCTGTTTGACGATGATACGAATGAACGCCATTACCTCTACGAGGATGACCAAACCGATTACGGTGGTCAGAAACAGCTGTTCGACACGGATTATGTCGTTGTGATTCCTCGCAAGCATGTTCAGGACGCGCACGGCGGCCAGTATGTGCAGACTGGCGATCCCGTGAAGGTCATCTGCTGTGTTGAGGGTCGTGCGCAACAGGCTGGCATGTTCTCTATTTCTGGAGCTGAGGATAAGACGCCATCTTCGGATAACCCCGGCGGTTTGGAAGAGGTCACTCCTTTGCAGATTCTTGCGAGGGAATGGCCCGGTGACATTTATTCCCGGATCTGGTATAAGGGCGATTATTACGATGCCGACGGCGCTCCTACGTGGCGTGGGAGTGGTTCTCGTTTCTCCCGGCATTGGGAGGTTCGTGCACGTCGTGTTGTTATTGGCGATTATCTTGATGGCGGCATTTCCGAGCCTGAATGGGTGAAGGAGGTGGGCGGCGTTGGGAAGAGTCACGGTTCGACGTAGCGTCGCTACCGATATTGCGAAGATGTATGGGCCGGAACTTACACGCCGCGCCGCCGTGCATAGCGTGTCTGCCGTCCGCGCGAAGGCGAATGAGGCCGCTACGCATTCAAGCGTTGCGGATAGGATCGAGGTTTCCGTTCGCAAAGTCGGCTGGCATCATCAGATTGTCATGTCCGTCATGGGCCGTGATGGCACGCAGGTCGCTCCGCATTTGGAGTTCGGCTATTTCAACCGGTGGCTTGAGCACAAGTATGGGCCTCGTGATCCGAGAGCGCGTATTCCGGGAAAACATATCATGTTTGATTCGTTGAGTCGGGTGAGATTGTGACGGACAACATTTTTCAGCGTCTTGCCATTGACGTTCGTGAGTCAATCGATGCGGAACAGTTGGTTTATGAACTGTTGAATCGGGCGTATCCGTGCGAGGAGTGGCCTGATGTGAAGGTTTGCAGCGAGCTTGACTTGCCTTTGAACGCTTACGGTGAACGTGGACAGGTTCTTCTCTATTATGTTTCCGCTCCCGAACAGTTTGACCGTGGATTGTGGCGTTTCGGCGTGACGTTCACGGTTTTGGCCGCTGACTGTAATAATCCTCACGGTTTTGCACGTCACTTGTATAAGACGGTGCAGGGTTGGCCGTTCGAGGAGTCCACGACAGCTGGAACGGTCGGCACCGTGTCTGTGACGGCGCAGAAGCGGCAGTCTGATTCAAAAGAGAATCAAGGCAAGAACGTCAAGGAGTATGGGCTGTCGGCTGTTGTGACTGCCCGCGATTCGTTCAAGGCTTGACCGGTATCGGTCAAGCCTTTTCTTTTATCAATTTCAAGTAGAAAGGCACCATTATGGCTATTAATGCCGATGGTCTGATTCAGGCGTCTCGCGGTACGTTGTTCACGGCTCCCGCGAAGACCGCTCTTCCAACCAAAGTTTCCTCGTTCTTGTTGAACAGTGGCACTGTTGCCGCCGCTGGCAGCGGTTCCGTCGTGAATTGGGAGAATATCGGCCATACCTCCAACAACAACAAGATCAGCTTCAGCAAGGATGGCGGGGACACCACCACGAAGGACACGTGGCTTGTCGCCGGTGCGAAGAGTTCTACCGAGGCCCCGACCATCACCGTGTCCGGCGCGTCCGTGCAGGGTGATTCGGCCACCATCACGAAGGTCACTGGCGGTTGGGCCGGCGATCAGGGCGGCATCGTCGTGCCGTTGCAGCCCGTGGTGCAGCATCTGGCGTTGTTCGTTCTCGCCTACGATGATTCCGACAAGCTGAGCTTCGGATTGTATCTGCCGGAGACCGATTTCACGTTCGATAACGTCAGTCTCGCCGATGAGGATTTCGCGGAGTTCAGCTTCAATGCTGTCGTGAAATCCACTAGCGTGCTGAAGGCCGGTGCCAATGGTGAGGTTGGCGCGTACCAGATTTTCGCCCCGGAGACGTTCGTGTCAAAATAACCAGCCCGGATTCCAGTGGTAAGAATCCGGGTGATTCCTCCCAGACCGTATCGGGTTTGACCTCGAAGGACTGAGATTTCCTATTGCCCCCGCATGTACCCATCCGTGCGGGGGCAATTCTTTCCAACGATTGGCAGATGGGTTTTTTGATGGGGATTACAGATTATGGCTTCCAAAACTGATAAGAACACTGTTAAGACCGTTCCGGAGATTCCTGACACGCTGGCTGAGTTCGTCGAACAGCACGAGGAACTGGCCGGATGCCCTGAGTTCGTTCCGGCTCATGAGTTCTCCGTGGCGCAGACATGCGATTTCATGGTCGTCGATGCCGTGGCGTCCGACAGTTACGGCGTGTTCCGCAAGAAGACTTCCGATGATGTCGATTCAAGTCTGGCTATAGCCAGGATGGTGGCTGCCAGCGATAGTTTCTTCGAGAAGATCGCCAAGGACGTTGACGCCTACCACAAGTGGGTTACTGGCAGGACTCCGACTGTCCTGGTGCAGGTGTTCACGCTGCTTAACGCATTTTATGGCGCGTCCTTGGGAAAATCCGAAGCGTCAAGGACGCCTACCGGAAATGCAAAGTAGAGCTTACGTGTGATTTCCGTAGGTTCTACAATCTGAATCTTCCCGCCGCCATGCATGAGTATGACGGCGGTTTTCTTTTGACCCTTATCGGCGGGCTTGCCGGCTATGACGAGTCGTTGTATCGGGAATGGTTGCTGAACCATCCTGATGAGCGTGCCCGCGCCGAGTCCGAGAGTGATTCCGGTTTGAGTTTTCACGGGTTCACTCAGGATACGAGTCTGCTGTTGGGTATTTACAATCAGGTCGGCTTGCTGGTTTCCGGCACATTGCAGTTCAAGGACGGCAAGCATCCTGAGTTCAAACCGATTATGCCCCCTCACGCCGCCGATGGCGTTGATAGGCGTGTTTCCGCCAACTTCGAGTCGATGAAGGCGTTTCTGGGCATGTGATTGAAAAACAGGGGTTCTTATGGTGGAGTATCTCGCCGGTTCCGTTGGAATCGATATTTATCCGAATACCAAAGGGTTTGGCGAAGAACTCCGCCGTAAGCTCGCCCGGTACGCTGATGACGATTTCGATGTTCGTGTGACGCCTGACGTTGACATGTCTCGTTGGCGTGCGGCGAAAAGGCGTATCGAGGATGATGGCATCGTCCAGAATGTTGAGATTCGTGGCGATGACTCCGATCTGAAACGTGTTCTTCGGGACATTGATAAACGTAAAGTATCCCCGAAAGTCGAGCTGACCGACGCTTTGCGTGATCTGCGAACGATGCGCAAGCAAGTTCAGTCTTCCGACAAGGCCGTTTCCGCGATGAACAAGCGTATCGCCAATGGTGGTGACGCTTGGCGCAAGGTCACGCTGAAAAGCAAATCGTATCAGGATGCGGTGAAACGTAACACGCGGTTGACCACGGCGTATGCGAGCAAGCAGATCGACGTTTTGGATAACGTCAAGAAGCACATTCGCAGTATGCAGGATGCTATCGAGAAGGTCAAGCCTCTGGGCAGTTCCAACAATGTCTCGATGGCTCGCGCCAATCGTCTTGTCGAACAGCTTGACAATGCGATGCAGCAGTTGAAGCGCAACAGCAAGGCGAACATCCGTGTTGACGTCAACGATGTTTCCGAGGTCGTCAACGTTCTTGAGAACGTGTCCAAGCGTCTGAAGCAGATCGATGGGATGGACGCCCACGCGAAGGTCTATCTCGACGGCGCGAAAAGCATGGAACGCGAACTGGAAGCGTTGAAGCGGAAATTCCGCAGTCTTCCGAATGACATCGAAACGGATTACAAGTCAGCCATCGACAAGCTGAATCTTGCTGCGTTCCATGCTGGCAAGGATAAGAACTACCACTATGAGGTCAATCTTGATTTGGATGTGACCCGTGCACGTGAGAAGGCCAAGAAGCTTCAAGAAGATTATAAGAAGCTTGAAATGGACATCGACCTTAAAACGGCTGGTGCCCGCGCCCATCTTGCCATGCTCACCCGCCCGCGTTCCGTCGAGATTTACGCGAAACTCCATGCCACTGATTTCGGCAAAATGCTGGATGGTATGACGTATGGCGCGACTGGTCTTCGCGCCGTCAACAACCAATTCCAGAAATTCGTGAATTTCATGGACTCGTTGGATGAGAAGGTTCCATTCTTCTCCGCATTGGGTACCGTGTTCGCCGGTGTTTCCGCTGGCGCTATCAACATGTCCCGTAGCGTGCTTGGTGTCGGCTCTTCGATTGTTTCCATGTCGAAGGCCGCATTGGCGGCTCCTGCCGCTCTTGTCGGATTGGGTGCCGCCTATGCGTCCGTGAAGATGATTTGGGGCGAAAAGGGCGCCACTTGGAGCGAGCAGATCGACATTGCATCCACAAAGTTAGGCAAACTGTCCGACAGTGTGGTGAACGCGTTCTACGGTCAGGCGCGTCCAGCAATTCGCGGGTTGGCTGATTCCATTGCCGACACGTTGATTCCCCAAATGTCAACTCTTGCCGACCATGAGGGACGAATCGTCGTCGGCATGACCAAGATGGTCAAGGAAGCCGATAAGACAAGCGTCGTATCCAGCATTTTCAACGATGTGAATAAGTCGTTGACTTATTTGGAACCGGGTGTTGAGAGCCTTGTCAAGGCTTTTCTGAATCTTGGCGATTCAACTAGCCAGTATCTTCCTCGTGCCACACGGTATGTGAGTGAGCTTGCGGATCAGTTCGCACGTTGGGTTGATAATGCTCGCGCGTCCGGTGAGATTGAGAAGTCGATGCAGCGTGTCATTGAACAGGCTGGATATTTGAAGAATTCCGTGAAAGCGCTCATGGGTATTGCTTCCGGCTTGTATTCCGCTTTGGCTGAGGACCAGAATGGCATCCAAAGCTTCTCCAAGGAGTTGCAGAAGGCGGATAAGGCTGTCAATTCGGCAAAGTTCCAAGACACGTTGAAGTCGTGGGCTGTTGGCGCTAAAGTGGCGCAGTCCGCGATGCGTGATTCATTCTCCGAGATTGGTGACGCTGGCTATTCTTTGCGGCATACCGTGGGAAATGTTTTCGGTGATGCCGGTAGGACGATTGCTTCGTTCACGAAGAATGTGAGCCGCCTGTTGAAGAACAGTAGCGGTGGTATTTCCGATTTTTCGTCTGGCGTTTCCAACGGATTTCAGAAGGTGTTCAACGCTGTTGGCGATGTGAGTCCGATGTTCAGCCAGTTGCTTTCGACTGTCGGGCAACTGTCTAAGACGTTCGGCGGCACATTGGCTGCTTCTCTTCGTGCTTCTGCTCCGCTGATTCAGGCTATCGCTACCGCCGCCGAGGCTGTGGCTAAGGCTTTCAGCGCGTTGCTGCCGGAACCGATTCAGGCCGCGTTGGGCGTGTTCGCCACGTTCGGCAAGGCTGGCAAGACCGCTTTGGACACGGTGAAGCTTGCCGTGGTTGAGAACACGATGAAGTCGTTGCAATGGCAGAAGGCTTTGATGGAGTTGGGTGTGACTTCCGCCGGTACTGGTGTGACGTTGAAGAATGTCGCTCAGGGGTGGGTGGCGTCTAATCCCGCTGTTTCTAAGTTCGTGTCGAATGTCGGCTCTGCTGAGGGCGCGATGGGCAAGGTGAAGGCTGTTGCGTCTGGTTTGGGTGGGATGCTTGCGTCTACGGTTTCCAATCCGGTGACTTGGGGCGTGGCTGCCATTACGGCAGCAGTCGCAGCGTATTCCGATTACAATGCGAAAGCTCAGGCGACTGAGCGTGCTTCCGAGAATATTGCGACGGCGTTGGGTAAGATTCCTGATTCGGCCGCCGAAGCTTCCGGCGCGTTATCTAATGTCGCTTCCGCGATTCGGGATGCGTTCAAGGACGGTAATTATGCTGAGACTGGTTGGAGCTGGTTGGATGATTGGACAACTGGATTCAAGAATACTGCCGAAGCCGCCGACAAGCTTGGTGTTTCGACCACTGACCTGAGCAAGGCTGCGAGCGGCAGTACGAAGGCTTACAACTCGATGATGAATCAGTTGAAGGCCACATATGATGCTCACAGCACCTATTCGGCTACCGCGACGCAGAATTACGGTAATGAAGCTGGTGCAGCCAAGAAGCTTATAGCAGTAATGGAAAAGGCGCGTCAGCAGTACATCGATAATGCGGAAGCGACATCCGTTGCGAATGGTCATGCTGCCGGCTATGCGAAGAGTTTGATCGAGATGGGTGAGGATTCCGATTCGGTTTCCATTGCCATTGCGACTCAATCTCAACGTCAGCAGATGTTGAACAGTGCCACTCAGAAGTACAACGATATCGTCAACAATCAGCGTACCGCGCAGCAGAACGCTTTGAGTGTCGCAACGGAATATGGTCAGATTTACAACGGTTTGGGTGATTCCATCCAACGCATCAAGGATTTGGGCGTACAGAACGTTTGGGACAGTGCCGCAGACTCGTTCAATAACATGACCGAGGCTGGACAGTTGGCTCAAACCAGTTTGCAGAATCTCGCTACGACAGGCCATGATTGGCTTGAACAGTTGGTTGCTTCCGGCGCGTCAACCGATGAGGTGAATGCGAAACAGCAGGAATTGTCAACACAGTTCTACGAGACGGCGAAGGCGATGGGCGTCCCGGAGTCGGAGATTCAGAAACTGCAACAACTGTATGGGTTGACTCCTGAAGAGGTCAAGACATTGTTCAAGACCGAAACGGAACAATCGAAGCAGAATCTGACATCCTACTTGTCTGATTTGCGGGCATTGTTCCCCGGCGAGGGCAATACGGCCATCTTCACCACGGTCCTTGACGGCATCAACAGCGGAGCATTGTCCAGCGCGGATGAGGTTCAATCAACCGTGAACAATCTCATGAACAATGCGAGCACAGACGGTTCAGGCAAATACACCATCGTGTTGGGCGCAGACGGCAATCAGGCCGTTGTCGCTACCGATGAGGTCAGGAAACATGCCGACCTGTTCAAGAAAGGCACTGATGGCAATGGCTATACGACCAATCTGAAGGCTTCCGATCTTGCTTCGATGACCATTGACTATTTGAAAGGCGACGCCAACGCCTACGGTTCGTTGAGACCCACCGCGTCACTCGGCGCGAGGGACAACACCCAGCCTGCGAAACGCAGTGCTGAGCGCACCGCGAACCAGTGGAATGGAAGCACGTATAACGCACAGTTCGGTGGAAATATTTCCGGTGGCTTCTGGGGAATGCTCGGCACTTTGTGGAGCGAGGGCAGAAGCTGGGCGAGCAGGACGTTCAACGCTATTTTCGGAGTCAAGAAGAGGCGTGCGACAGGCGGTAGCGTTGAAGGCGATAATGTGACACGAACCGGCAGGATCGTCGGGCGCGGAACGAACACGAGCGATTCCATCGCTTTGAACGATTCCACTGACGTGTCCACCGGTGAATATGTCGTACGTGCCGCCGCAGTGCATAGCATGGAAGCCCTGTACGGCAAGGGAGTGATGAGCGCCATCAATGCGAGCGGTGACATCCCAAGCCAGTATTTGAAGAACGCGCGTCGTATGACTCGTGTTTCGATGCCTTCCATGGTTTCGGACTATTCCGCAGGCTCTTCCGAAGATGTCAAGTTTGAAAGCGGCCCTACATACAACATCACGCAGAACTTCCAATATCCGACCATCACGCCAATCTCGGTTCAGACGAATCAGAAGTTGGACAAGGCTGCGATGATCGGCATGTGAGAGGGGAGTATCGTGGCTTTTTCCACGTGTTTCTACAAGTTGAATAATGTTCCTCTTGATTCGGAGAACTGCATCGTCACTGTTGGTTCGACATTGTTGAGCGCCATCAGTGTTGACCGTACCGTTTCGACGGTTCCGCAACGGCATGGTTCTATCCCTTCCGGCATGACGCCTAGGTTTTCGGAACGTCAATTGTCGTTGCAGGTATGCGCGTGGGAGCCTGATGTGCTTGGTGAATCATCCAGGCTGATGCGGTTATGCACGATGCCGAATCTTGTCATGAGTCGGATTGTCGATGGTGTCGAGCAGCGTACCCGTGTCGAGTTGACCTCTTTGAGTCCTGATGATTCCAAGAGTCATCCGAACAGGTTTGTTCCGTTCACTGCCGTGTTCGCCATGCCTGACGTGTGGTGGCGTTCCGTTACGCATGAGACCGTCTCACTGCCTTTGAACGGCGGGAAGGTCATGTCCGGTGGTTCGGTGATGCCGTCCGCCGGATACTACACGTTCTGGCAGGGCGTTCCGAACGCTAGTCCGAGTGTGCTTTCCACTCAACTTCCGTATAGTTGCGGTGACGCTCCCATAACAGACATGGTGTTTCGTTTCCCGAAAGGTGTGACGGGCATAACGGTGAAGGATACGGTATCCGGTACCGGTATCACATGGTCTGGCACGCGCGTGGATGCTCGGCCTTACTTGTATTTGGATGCGGGATCGTTGACTGCATGGAGTTCCGATAGTGATTCCGCATGGTCTGGCGGTTCTCAGAACGAGACAGTCGGATTGGATTATCTGCCTTCCGGTAGGTTGCAAGTCAATCCTGATGTTTCTGGTGACTACAGGATTGCAGTTAAGGCCACTGGTTCCGGGAATGTGGCGTGCAGGTTTAAGAGAAGCTGGTGGTGATTTCCACTGGCTTCTTTCTTTTTAAGTTGAGGGATGCTTATGGGTAAGACTCTAAAATCTCGTCTTGTCGCATATCAGGCCAATGGAAGCAAGCTTGGATTGCTGCCTGAGCCGACTTCCTATACTGTGTCGTTCACTCATGATGCTGTAGGTGCTTTGACCGTCAGCTATTCGCGTAAAGCTTTGCGTGGTGAGATTCTTGACCGGCGTCTTGAAACCGGCTTGGAAATCGCCGTGGAAGTGTCTGATGGTGGACGCTGGATTGAACCGTATAATGGCCGGTTTGTTATCGCTTCACGTTCAAGGAATGCTCTGGACGTATCCGACACGGTGTCGTTGACCGGCGTTTCCTACGGGTGGCTGTTGAAGAAGGCTTTGAATCTGGACACGTCCAGATTGGAGACCAGCGGCGACGAGAAAGGCACTCGTAAATTCGCGAACGCGAACGCTGGCACGATCATGCGCACGTTCATGGATGAGAATTGGAATCGTGGCGGCGTGAAAGTCGATTGCAGCCGGTTCACTTCCGGTGCCGATTCCGCTGGCAAACAGTGGGGCTACATGCTGCCGAGCATATATTACGATCTTGGCATTTCCATACAGGACGTGTTGGATTCGCTGGTGAACAACGGCTTATGCGATTGGCGTACCAATGCCCGGCAACTGCTGTTATGGAACGCCGATAGCGTCGCCGTCTGCCGTGACTTGTCCAAATCGTGTGTGGTGACGCTTGCTCAGGATGTGTCGGAGGCTCCCGATGACGAGAGTATCGACGGGTTGGCTTCCTCGATCCTTGTACGTGGCGACAATATTAATTTCCGGCAGGATAATCCGAACGCCCCGAAGCCTTGGGGCGGTTGGGAATTGTATTCAAGCCAACAGGGTGTGAACAAGAAGGAGACCGCCGAACATCTCATCAAACCGACGTTGGCTAACGCGGCTAGGGTTCGTGGACAGTACACGCGATCCGTGAACGTGGTCGAAGCGTCTTGTCTGCCGCTCATCGATTACACGATAGGCGATTGGATTACCGCGCCTACAGTGGCGAACCGTGAGAAGGTCCGTGTCCAACAGGTCACGTTGCAACTCGACTCGACTGGGTTCAAGGCTTCGCTGATTCTGAACGACAAGAATTATGATTCCTCGGTTCGTTTGACGAAGCGTATGAACGGTATTACCGGTGGTGCTCATTTGGGTGGCGCGTCTGGTGCGATTCCGGCTCCTGAAAAGGACCATCGCGTGCCGAAGGCTCCGCAGAATCTGTCGGCCAATTCCGATGCGTACATCAATGTGAACGGGTATGCGCGTGGTATGGTTACGGCCCGTTGGGATGATGTGACGTTGGCGACTGATGGCACCGCCATGGACATCACGTCGTATGCGGTCGAATATCGTGTGAACAAGACTGGGCATGAGTGGCATTCCGCTGGCACGACCACTGAGCATACGTTGTCTTGGTCGAATCTGGATTGCGGTGTTCAGATTCTTATCAGAGTGCGTGCCGTTCCATCGTATTCCGACCAGATGGGCGAATGGTCCAGCGTGTTCGCGTTGACTGTCGCCAAGGACACGACACCGCCTCCGGTCCCATCCAAGCCGATCCTTTCTTCCGAGTTGGGCGTGGTTTCGGTTGCTTGGGATGGGAAAACCGCTGATGGTGGTTCCATGCCTATTGATTGGGATAGGAATATTCTCGGCGAACGTTTGGCTGATGGTGTTTTCAGGGAGATCGCGGCCGTCGCGACCGGTATCGGCGATTATGTGATTACTGGTCTGACGGCTGGCTCTTCGCACACATACGCTTTCCGTGCTGTCGATCATGCGGGCAACCGTTCCGACTGGTCGGCAGTCGCCACTGTCACCGTGGCTTCCGCTGTCTCGCCTGAAGAGGTCAAGCAAATCCAGCAGGATTTGGCTGACAACAAGACGGCTTTGCAGGATAATACTGCCAAGCTCGATCAGGCGCGGAAGGATATCCAAGCCAACAAGTCGAATCTCGACACGGCGAATCAGATGCTCACGCAGGCCAAGGCCGACTTGTCTCAGGCCCGGAAGGATATTGCGCAGACCAAAAGCGATCTGACCACGGCGAACGGCGAGATTTCGAAGGCGAAGGAGTCGGCGGCGCAGGCGTATGCCGAAGCCCACAGCAAGAACCATACTTTCCGTGGGCCGGACGAGCCGGACGCATCCAAAGGGTTGATCGTCGGCGACCTGTGGCTCAAGACGCAGAAGTATTGGACGAGGTGGCAGGGCACGCCAAACAATTCGCCGTCCATGCTCGCGGACTTTTACACGTATTGGACCGGCGCGCCAAACGCCAGCCCGTCCGTGCTGGTGCCGCTCACAGACCGCGTGATCGATACGCTTGTCTGGGATGGCTCCGCGTGGAACCACATGGGCTATGCCGATGTGGAGAACAATGCGAAGCAGATCGAGCAGGCGAAGTCGGATATCGCGGATAATGCGGCTAAGACCACCGACGCGAAGAAGGCTGCTGAGAATGCCGCTGCCGCAGCGAAGAACGCTCAAGGCACAGCTGACACGGCCAATGGTGCGGCGAAGACAGCGCAGGACACCGCCAATGCGGCCAACGCTGCCGCGAAGAGTGCGACCACCACCGCAGGTCAGGCCAAGGATGCCGCCAATGCCGCCCAGACCGCCGCCGAAAGCGCGAAGAAGACCGCAGGCAACGCGGAGACGCTGGCTAACACCGCCAATGAGTCCGCAAAGTCCGCCAAGTCCGACGCGGCTTCCGCCAAGACGGACGCTTCCACCGCGAAGACGGACGCGGCCAATGCCAAGACCACTGCCGCGAATGCGTCCAGTGTGGCGACCCAAGCCAAGGCCACGGCTGACAGTGCGGCACAATCCGCCACCGATGCGGCCAATGCCGCGCAGAAGGCCAATACCGCAGCAGCCGCCGCTGGCGTGGCCAATGGCAAGGCCGACGTGCTCATCCAGAGCACGGCACCGGCCACGTCGATGCGCAAGGCTTCGACCTTGTGGATTGACACGACTGGAGGCGCGAACACGCCGAAGCGTTGGAATGGCAGTGCTTGGGTGACTGTGACCGATAAGGCCGCCACTGATGCGGCCAATGCGGCTGTCAAGGCCAATACGGCTGCAAAGACAGCTCAGGATACCGCCGACAAGGCTGCGACTGCCGCAGCTAACGCAGCGTCTCAGGCCAATCAAGCCAATGCGGCCGCCAAGAAGGCGCAGACCACTGCTGATGGTAAGAATCTGATTTACCGTGGCCCCGACGAGCCGAATCATGATGGCTTGAAGCCGGGGGACATGTGGTGGAGGACGCAGAAGTATTGGACTCGCTGGAAGGGCGAGAAGAACGCAAGCCCATCAATGCTTGCCGACTTCTACACCTACTGGCAGGGAACCCCCAACAACAGCCCCTCCGTGCTTGTCCCGCTCGCTGATCGTGTGGTGGAAGTCCTTACGTGGGATGGCACGCGCTTCGAGCCATTCGACCTTGTGGCGAACAACATTTTGGCTGCTGGGACGGTGGCTGCGAAGCATCTCGCCGCCGACTCCGTGACCGCCGAGAAGGTCAAGGCTAACGCGATCACGGCGGACAAGCTGGCGGCTAATTCGGTCACGACTGAAAAGCTGGTGGCTGACGCGGTAACAGCCGCGAAGCTGGCGGCCGACTCGGTGCAGGCGCGGAACATCGTCGCACTGGCCATCACAGCCGACAAGCTGGCCGCGAACGCGGTGACCACGGCGAAGCTCAAGGTCACCGAGGACATGACCGTGGCGCTGCTCAACGTTCACAAGATTCAAGCGTCCGACATCGCCGCCAATGCTGTCACGACCGATAAGCTGGCCGCCAACGCGGTGAATGCGGATAAGCTGGCCGCGAATAGTGTCAATGCGTCCAAGATTGTGACTGGTGCGATCACAGCCGACAAGCTCGCGGCAAACAGTGTGACGGCTGTCAAGATCGCGGCTGGCACCATCACGTCCGACAAGGTGGCGGCAGGCCAATTCAAAGGCTACGTGTTCACCGGTGCCATCTTCCAAAGCTCCGAGGCCGCGAACACGGGCATGAAGCTCAATAGCACGGCCTTGCAAATGTGGGACAGCAACCACAATCGCACCGTCTATCTTGACGGCGAAGGCAAGTCGAATCTGCTGACCGGCACTTTCCAAACCCGCACGAGCGGGCACAGGGTGCGTATCAGTCCGGATTATCAGACCTACATCATCGGCGGCACGGAAACGTTCGTCGGTGATGGCTTGGAATTCCCGGCCTACAACGGGTCCACCGCCTACTTTTCGCATCCGGCCATCGCTTCTGTCATCCAGTCGAATCAGGTTGGCGCGATGGGCGAACTGGACTTGTGGAGCGGACACGTGAGCAAGAACGACCCTGCCGCGTTCATGTCTCTCAGATCGAAGCCGCGCAAGAAAGGCGGTACCGGCAGCGGCGGCGTCACATCCAGAGTGCATGCCGTGGCGAACACGGATTACGACGAGCCGGACGAGAGCAAGAAAAGCAGCGCTTTCCTCACTCTGTCCGGCGATAGCGCGAACGGTTCGGAGTGCTGGCTCGAAGCCGAAGACGGGAACGGCGAGGTCGGAGTCGGCGCGAACATCGGCACCGGATACGTGTATCTCGGCGGCTATCTTGGCGGCATCACGAACCGTTTTACGTTCCATGCCCAGGCTGCGTGGAAGGCGTGGTATCCGAATCCCGGCTCGAAGATTGCGACCGGCGCTTCCATGCAAGTCAATTGCACGTTCAGCCCCACAAAATACGGCCACTATTACGTTGTCGCTAACGCGGACAGCGATTGGGCGGGCATCATCGCGCACCCGGCCAATACGGGCGGTCAGAGCGGCTTCACATTGAAGCTTTACAACGCCGACCAGCCTTGCCCGGTGGATGTTTACGCGGAATTCCTGGCTTATTTGGTCAAGTGATTGGAGGAAATCTTGTCATCGACTTTCGAACAGGATGAGAACGGCTTGTGCATCATCCGCTGCGATCCGCCGGTGAACGGGTCGGACAGTTTCGTCTTCCGGCCTGAGGTGATCGCATCGTGGAAGGCGCTGCTCGGATTGGCTTCGACCCGTGAGGCGGTAGCGGCGATCATGCAGGGCAAGGAGGATACAAGCCGATACGACCATGCCACCGGCAGGGGCGTGTGGACTGGAGCGTTCGAAGCGTTGGAATCCGCTTTGACGGATTCCGCGACCGGCGTGAGCATGATGTCCGACGATGGGGAAGTGTTGAATGACCCGCTGACCGCCGCACGCAACAGGACGCGTGAGGGCATGAATCTTCCGGTCATGTCGAATGAGACCGACGCGCGGATGTGCGCCGCATTGACTGCTGACGGTTCCGGTGTGGAAGCGTCCAGCGGCATCGATGTGGCCTGCACGCGGGATATCGACGGATTGGACGCCTTCCTTGATGACGAGTCCAGTCAAAACGTTTTGGACGAGTGTGAGGAACGATTCTTCGAGTCCCTCATGCCAAGACAAAACCAACAGAATTAAGGAGATTGATTATGGCCGATGTGACCACTGAGACCACTACCGATACCGCGCCTACCGTGACGCCCGCCGAGCCGTCTGGCGTGCTTGATTTGCGTCCGCCGAAGGAGTCGGTGCGCGCGGAATTGTGCCGTCTCGGATTGGAGTTTTCCAGCACTGACGGCTCGACCGAATCATGGAGGGATTATGCACGTGGCGTGCTTGCGACCTTCGATGATTCCGGCA